GTCAAGCTCACTGATAAAGACATAGCCTATTTTGAACGTATTGAATCACAGATAGACCAACCAATTAGTCCAGAGAAACGGGCGTGGTATGTGGCTACTCGTGATGCAGACTTTAGCGGAAGCGATGAGAAAATGTGGCAAGAGTACCCAAGCACACCCGATGAAGCGTTTCAAAAGTCAACAGAGGGCTGTTACTACACAGAACAACTCACCAAGGCGCGTAAAGAAGGGCGCATTGGTAGTGTTCCTTTTGTTGAAGGTGTGCCAGTCAATACGTTTTGGGATATTGGCTCAAGCGATGGTACGGCAATTTGGTTTCATCAAAGGATTGGCCAAGAAAATCGGTTTATACGATTTTGCGAAGCATGGGGCGAGCCTTATTCGTATTTTGTGCGTTATATGCAAAGCCTTGGCTATGTGTGGGGCAAGCATTATTTACCGCACGATGCAACACACAAACGACAACAAGGCGATAGCGTTAAAAGTCCCGAAGATATGCTTTATGAATTGGGTTTGCGTGATATTGAGATTGTGCCTCGTGTCGATGAGATTCAACACGGCATACAAGCTACAAGAGACATATTTAGTCAATGCTGGTTTGACGAAACGCATTGTAAAGAGGGTTTGGCGCATTTACAGCAGTACCGCAAAGAATGGAATGATCGCCAAGGGTGTTGGAAGGATAAACCAAGGCACGACATTCACTCAGAAGCCGCAGACGCATTTAGACAGTTTGCCCAAGGCTACAAATTCAGACAGCAAATTAAACAAAATCAATCGAGGCCGTTATCGTGGAAAGTGGTTTAACCCCTGTTTGTGCTGAACAACAACCCTGTATTGATTTAACGCATTGCCATTTTAGGCGTGTTGTTGGCGAATTTGCCGTGTTTGGCACATGGTTGAAGATTGGTAAAGACAGTGAGCCTTGTTTGGTTATCACGCCGCAACGAATGTTTGAGGGTAAGCCTGCCGTCATCCCTTTGTCATCCGCGTGGAAATACTCACAAATGGCATTCGCAGACCCTAAAGTGGTCGCCAATCAGGTGAGACAGTTTGCTATTGGCATGAATAAAGACAGCCTTGCTCAAGTGATTGCACTGACTGATTTAATTAATGATTGTTTGTCAGACCTTATCTCTATGCCACCTGACCCACGAGAACGATTGGTTGTGGCAGATGCGGAGATTGTCATAGATGGCAGAAAACGCACAATTGAGGTAACAGAGTAATGTTTGATAATGTGGATTTTGAAAACAGTAAGCTGATTAAGAATAAATCAGGTAATGATTTTTTTGCAGACAAGCCAATATCAGAAGTTAATTCTCAAAAAAGCGAATTAGATAGCGAAGTCACACAAGAATTACATTCACGTTTGATGGGTTTTTATCGTCAAGAATTGGATAGACAGGCTCAAAATCGTTATGAAATGGCGATTGATGAGGATTATTACGATAACATCCAATGGGATGAAGAATCTGCCGCTATTTTGCGACAACGTGGCCAAGCCCCTCTAGTTTATAACGTCATCTCGACATCGGTGCGGTGGGTGTTAGGTACAGAACGTCAAGCCAAGTCTGATTACAAGATTTTACCGAGACGCAAGGAAGAATCGGACTCGGCTGAAAAGAAAACATCGTTAATGAAGTATTTGAGCGATGTAAACCGTTTGCCATTTGCTCGTGCAAGGGCGTTTAAAGATGCGGTTGTCACAGGTTTAGGCTGGCTAGAGGTAGGTATTCAGGACGAAACCGATAACGATGAGATGATTTACTCGCGTTATGAATCATGGCGCAATTTGTTGTGGGATAGTGCGTCAACTGAAAATGATTTATCTGATGCGCGTTATATGTTCCGTGTAAAATGGGTGGACATGGATGCAGCAAAGGCTATGTTTCCGAATCGTGAAGCACAGCTAGAAGCAGCAGCGCAGGAAAGTAATCGTTATGCGTCAATCAGCAGCACAGATGCAAACGGCGATATTCCGATGGACTATCCCGAATACTCGCTAGAAGAACAAATGACCAACAGGGCAATTAGTTTCAACACGCGCAAACGTGTTCGACTGATTGAATGTTGGTACAAAATGCCAAGCCAAGAGAAAAGAATCACGAAAGGCGCGTTTAAGGGCGAGATTTACGATCCTAACGAGCCAAGACATCAAGATTATATTGAGCATTTAGCCGAGCGTTTAACGTATGTGACGCATTGTTGCGTGATGACAGTCAGCGATATGTTGTATATGACTAAATCACCGTACCGTCACAACAAATACCCATTTGTGCCGTTGTGGGGCTATAAACGTGGTCGTGATGGCTTGCCTTATGGAATGGTGCGTGGTTTGCGTGATATTCAGGACGACATCAATAAACGTGCAGCTAAAGCACAGTACATCCTTGCAACTAACAAAATTATTGCCGATGAAGATGCGTTTGAAGATTTAGAGCAAACAAGAGCAGAGGCGGCACGTCCTGATGGGATTATTCTTAAAAAACGTGGTTCTGATGCTCAATTAAATGTGGATAGAGCATTAGCGGACGCACATTTACAGTTGATGAATCAAGGTATTCAAATGATTCAAATGACTGGCGGTGTGACTGATGAGTTATTGGCGCGAAAAACTAATGCAACGTCAGGTATTGCTATCCAAAGGCGACAAGAACAAGGTTCGTTAGTCACAAGCTTGTTTTTTGAAAATCTTTTATTTGCTAATCAGTTACAGGGTGAAATGTGGCTGTCGCTGATTGAGCAATTCATGGTTGAAGAAAAGCAATTTAGAATCACTGGCAGCAATAAAGTCAGTGATTTTGTGTCTATCAACACGGGATTGCCGCAGGACGACATCACACAAACTAAAGCCGATTTTATCGTGTCAGAGATTGATTATCGCGCATCGGTACGCCAAGCACAGGCAGACCAATTAGTTGATTTAATGGGCAAGCTCGCACCATATAACCCACAAATTGCCATTGTGATGATGGATTTAGTGATTGATAACATGGACATCAACAACAAAGACGAAGTGTTGAAGCGTGTTCGCCAAGTTACTGGTATGCGCGACCCTGCCCAAGAAGAACCTACTCCCGAAGAATTGCAAGCACAAGAGGCTGAGGCGCAAGCTCAAGCCGAAGCACAGCAATACCAACAACAAATAGCAGAGGCTAATTTGCGAAAACTTAATGCTGAGGCCGCTTTAAAAGAGGCGGAAGCACAAGTAGAGCGATTAACAGCAAGAGAAAAAGCAGTAACAGTATCAATGCCGTTAGTTCAAGACAGTATTGTGGCTGGCGCGGCTGATGATTTATTAAACCAGAGCAATCAATAGGTGATTTTATGCTAACCGAAAAACCTGACCACATGACAGAAGAAGAATGGTCTGCTTTTAATGATGACGAGATGGGCGAAGCTCCGAAAGCAAAATACGAAGATGCTGAAGTAAAGCTCGATGATGATGTTGAGGCGTTACTCACTCCTGATACTGAAAAGGATGAAAATCACAATAAAGCCAATGATGATGTTGTTGAGTTTTTAAATTTAGACGATATTGAAGTCCCTGATATTACTGGTGCTGATTCAAAATTAGAAAAGCTTACATCAGAGTACACGATTGCCAAGAATGAATTATCTGATTTGCAACAAAAATGGGATGATGGCGAATTAACCGAAGCCGAATACAACATCGAAACAAGTGTATTAGAGCGCAAAATGGCTCGATTAGAGGGAAAGATTGAAGCAGCCGAAGAACAAGCCGAAGAAGAAGCGGCAAAGGTTGAGCGTTACAATCAACAGATTCAACTTGCTTGGAATCAAGAAGAAAAAGCGTTTTTTGAGCAGCCCGAAAACAAGAAGTTTTTAGAAAGTCCACGGATGATGAATGTGTTAAATGAAATCGTTATTGAATTGCAGAAGCAGCCAAACCTAACACCAAAAGACTTTAATAAACTGCTTAAAGATGCGCGTAATTCCTACGTTCAAGAATTTGGTGAGTTTTATCAGGGTGCAAGACAACCTGAATCTAAGTCACAACCAACAAAACAACAGCCACGAAAAGTAGAACCCCCAAAAACATTGGCTCATGTACCTGTTGCAGAGCCTAATAATGTATTGGATGGGCGTTTTGCAGTGCTTGATAACATCAAAGACCCCGAACAATTAGAAAAAGCAATTGCTCGCATGAGTCAGTCCGACAGGGATGCTTATTTGCGTGGCGCAGCGTAGGTAAAACAAACATGATGCACGTTGATTTAAAGATTGGTGAGTCAATAAAAATAGGTGAGGCTATCTTAAAGCTTGATGATAAATCGGGGAAAGTCGTCAGGCTATCTATTGATGCTGATAGAGCCATTCCTATTCAGCGTGTAAAAAATGAAAAAACCGTACATTCTAATAGTAAAAAACTATAAAAAATACAAATTTAATTGATTTTATTTATAGTTTAAGCTAATAATTAATCATCTCAGCGCAGGAGTGCCGAGTGATTGTTTTTAACATTCACTTTGGAGACTCTTATGTCATCTACAGTTATTCCATTTGGCGACCCTAAAGCCCAAAAACGCTGGTCTGCTACCCTTGCCCATGATGTCGAAACCGAAAGCTATTTTTCTAAGTTTATCGGTACTGGCAAAAACAACATTATTGAGCGCAAAACCGAATTAGAAGGTGAAAAAGGCGACCGCATTTCGTTTGATTTGTCTGTTCGTTTGCGTCAAAAACCAACTTACGGTGATGAGCGTGTCGAAGGTAAAGAAGAAGGTTTACGCTTTCATACCGATGAAGTCATCATTGACCAAGTTCGTCATGCCGTATCTTGTGGTGGTCAAATGACCCAACAACGCTCTGCTCACAATTTGCGTGAAGTAGGCCGTGAAAAATTATCGGGTTATTTTGCACAAATTCTTGATGAATACTTGTTTATGTATTTGTCAGGTGCGCGTGGTATCAATGAAGATTTTATTGAGTCCACATCTTTTGCTGGTTTCGGTGGTAATTCCTTCCAAGCACCTGATAGTGACCATATTTTGTATGGTGCGGTTGGTGCTGCAAAAGCTACATTAACAGCAAGCGACAAAATGACATCGGCTGTTATCGAACGCGCCAAAGTACAAGCTAACATGATGCAAGCTCGTAAGCCTGAGTTAGCAAACATGGTGCCAGTGACCAACGGCTCTAATAAACAATACGTTTGTGTGATGAGCGAAGACCAAGCCTACGATATGCGTACTGCTGATACTAACGGCTGGGCAAAATATCAAGCTGCTGCTGCTGCTGCTGAAGGTCGTAACAATCCGATCTTCAAAGGTGGTTTAGGCTTAATCAATGATGTTGTGTTGCATTGTCATCGTAACGTAGTTCGTTTTAGTGATTACGGTGCAGGTGGGAATGTTGCCGCTGCTCGTGCGTTGTTTATGGGGCGTCAAGCTGCCGTTATTGCATATGGCACAGCTAAAAACACACAAATGCGCTATGACTGGAAAGAAGAAATGGCCGACTTTGGCAACGAGCCAAAAATCGCGTCAGGCTTCATTGCAGGTATTAAGAAAACTCGCTTTAACGGCAAAGACTTCGGTGTTATCAGCATTGATACTGCTGCCAAAGACCCTAATGTTGCCTAATAAGTAGCTATTAACTAATTTGGAGTAAATATCATGCCTGTTGTTACTGCTGTATCACAGTTTTCTAAAGGTGTTCTGCCAGTTGCTAATGGTGATTGTGCCAGTGATGTAATCTCACAAGACTACTTCATTGACTTAACCACTGGTCAACAAGTGCTTAACAATATTTTTGACTTGGGCGTATTGCCTGCTTATCACACAATTTCAGATGCGATTTTGATTTGTGATGATTTGGATTCTGCTGGTTCTCCTGCAATCACATTAGATGTTGGTTTGTTGACTGGCACTGTTGGCGATGCAACCAATAGCCGCACCTGTGGTGCTGAAATTTTCAGTGCTTCTACGGCTGCACAGACTGGTGCTGTTGCGCGTCCTACCCTGAAAACTGCCTTTAATATCTTGCCAACTGGTGCTGACCGTTCGATTGGTTTGAAGATTGCTGCCGCCCCTGCAACAGCCGTTGCTGGTCGTGTGCGGTTGCGTGTATTCATGCACCAATCTGATTCCACTGTTCAGTTCTAAACCAAAAAGGCCAGCGTAAAAAACTGGCCTTAATTCTTTGTGAGTAAAAACATGAAGCTTTCTTGCCCTGTCATTCGTGAAGGTGGTTCGTTTGTTGAGTTGTGGGGTACTGAATATCACTTTGTGCCTATGCCCGATGGTTGTCATGTTGCAGAGGTTGAGAATCCAGAACATCAAGACCGTTTTTTAAGCATTGGTTATAAGATTTATCGTAGTGAAGATGCTCAAGTGCAGCCTGCGCCAAAAAAACGTACAACAAAGCAAGGCTAACCGATTATGCAATGCTTATTTGTTATTAACCAAGTACGTCAAAAGTTAAATGACCCCAGCGCGGTTACATGGTCTAACTCTGTATTGATTAATGCCTTAAACGAAGCATTGCAAGCCTTGGTTTCTTATCGTCCTGATGCGGCAAGTTATACCGCTATGATGTTGTTGGTAGCTGGTACGCGCCAAACCTTGCCGAGCGATGGTGTGCGTTTACTCAAGTGTATTCGCAATAAAGGCGCAAGCGGTTTAAGTGATGCTGGGCGAGCAATTCGCAAGGCTGATATGTTGGTTCAAGATGCGTTATTACCCGATTGGCATTTAACTAATGGCCAAGCTGTGATTGATGAATATTTCTATGACCCATTACAGCCTAAAGAGTTTTATGTTTATCCACCCGCGCCTGTCACTCCTCAAATTGGTATTGATATTAGTTATGTGCGCGTATTGCCAACGATTACCGCAACAACAGACACGTTCCCAGTTGATGATTATTTTGCGCCAGCGATACAAGAGTGGATGTTGTATTCAATATGGTGCGGTGATGATGAGCAATCGCCTAATTACGGTGCGGCACAAGGCCATTTGCAGACGTTTTTTAGCTTATTGCAAGTGAAGTCTAACTCGGATGTTGCGTCCAGTCCTAGAGCAGTGAAAAGGGGTTAAGCATGGCTACAGTTCCATATACCCAATGGCAGCCGTTTGTACAGGTTTATGTGCCTGATTGCCCGAAAGCACTAATTATTGAAGCTATACGTCAAGCCTGTATCGAGTTTTGCCAATACTCTCGTTTTTGGCGTAAAGAATTAGATGGATTTTACACTGTAGCTACTGATGCAGAATATGAGTTAATCACGCCAAGCGATTCAACTATTGCTGATATTTTGGTTATTAAAGTCAATAAAGAACCAATTGAAGCCAAAACACAAGACGACTTAGAAAGTATTTATAGTGAATGGCGCGAACAAAACGGCAAGCCTAAATACTTTTTTATGCGCGATAAAACAAGCATTGTCTTTGTTCCAATTCCTGATGCTGCATATCCAGT